GCCTGGTCCTGTACGGCGGCAAGCTGGTCCGCCCCGACTTCCTCGCCTCCGCCCTCGTCACCATCTCCTAAGGAGCCTGAATCATGGCACGCACCGCTGTACCTGTAACCGACCTGACCGCCGCGACGTCCGTCGCGGACCCGGCAGGCACGACCGCCGACCCGACGAACGGGCACACCATCACCGGTGTCCGCCCCGAAGTCCTTGTCATCCGGGTGAAGAACACCACGGGCGGGGCTTTGAACGCGATCCTCCGGGCGGGCACGTTCCCGCTGGCCGCGTCCTCCGGGCAGGGCGACCTGACCGTGTCCGTGGGCGCGGGCGCAATCGTGTTCATCTCCCCGGCCGAGTCCGCCCGCTACCTGCAGGCTGACGGCTCCATCAGTCTGGACCTGCAGGCCACGTTCACCGGCACGGTCACCGCGTTCAAGGTGAACCGCCGCTGATGGCTGAGGAAGAAGCCCCCCAGGGGCAGACCACGGTTCACATCCTCGGCGAGGGCGGGGGCATCTTCGAGTTGTCCCTGCCCCTGCACGAGACGATCGCGGAGAAGCTCGCCAAGGGCCACCTGCGCCGCGTCCAGGCCGACGGCACCCCGTATGTGGAGGGTGACCGGCCCGAGGGCGTCCCGTCCCTGCCGGAGTCCCGTCCCGCGCTGAACGCGGTCAAGGCCGAATGGGTCGGCTGGGCTGTGGTCCAGGGCCTGTCCCCGGACGATGCCGAGGCGCTGACGAAGGCTGACCTGATCGAACGCTTCGGCGCCGGTCAGGAAACACCGGAGACACCCGAAACCCCGGCCGATCCCCCCGTGGATCCTCCGGAGGTAACGCCGGAAGCCCCGGCCGAGTAGCACCACCGCCGGCGGCGCACACCCTGCGCCGCCGGCACCCCCACACTTTAGGAGCACCGCATGGCTGGCTTGTTCGGCAACTTCGTCGTCCCCGACGCCCTCGCCGCCCCGGCGGACCTCGCCGCCTGGACCGGCACGGCCGCCCCGTCCAACGCGGTGCCCCTGCTGCGCTCCGCCACCACCCTGGTGCTCGCCGCGACGAAGGGCGCCTACTACGCCGTGGACCCGCTCACCGGGCTCGCGACCGACCCCGTCGTGGGGAAGGTGCTCAATGATGTGACGTGCATCCAGGCCGCCGCGTGGGCCGCCCTCGGGGTTGACCCGCTCACCGGCGGCGTTGCGGTCGAAGGCGTCGAGTCCCAGGCCGGCATCGGATCGGCCCGCATCACCTACGCCGACGCCTCCCAGGCGTCCGCGGCGAAGGCGGCGTCCCTGACCGACCTCGTCCCCGAGGCGAAGATGCGCCTGTCCCAGAACAACCTGCTCGCCACAAACGTGTGGGTCTACGGGTGAGGGGCATCGGGCGGTTCTTCGTCCACACCGTCACCGTGGAGACACGGACCGGGACCGGCGCGGCCGGGGACGTGTACGCCGCCCCCGCCACCGTGTCCGGCTTCCTCGAAGGGAAGGTCCAGCTCGTCCGGGACGCCACCGGGCAGGAAGTCACCGCGAACTCCACCCTCTACTGCGCCGTGGCCGACGGGGCACGCTTCACCCCCGACACGAAAGTCACCACCGGCGGGCGCGTGTCGAGAGTCATCTCGCAGAACATCAACGACGCCCCCGGCCTGAACCTCCCCGACCACGCCGAAATCTACCTCAAGTAATGGGCGAGACATTCAGCATCCACCTTGACGAGGTCACCGACGCGGTCCTCGCCGCCATCCCCGCCGCGAGCTTCAAGGCCATGACGCACGTCCACGGCGTCGCGATCAACCGGACCCCACTGGGCGAAACCGGCAACCTCCGGGGCGAGTCCTACGTGGAGAGCACCCCGGCCGGGGCGGACATCGTCTACCCCGGGCCGTACGCGAGGTATCAGCACTATGAAATCCTGCGGCATGAGGTCGGCGAGCGGCTCTACCTCACCACCTCCGTGGTGCAGGAAACCCCCAAGGTCATCGAAATACTGGCCCAAGAATTACGCAAGGTCATTGAGTAGGATGGGGAGCGTATGAGCTACGAAAAAGACCTGCTCACCGGGATCGCCCAGATGATCTCGGACTCGTCAATCGCCGTGTACCGGCCGGTCGGCGCGTACGATGCTGCGGAGAACGCTATCGTGTTCGGCGACTACCCGACATCCCCCGACACCTGCGTCGTCCTGAACTACACGCCCGTCACGGATGCGACCATGATCCCGATGGGCCGGGGCATCCTCGAAGTCCACTGCCGAGGCGCCCAGGGTGACCCGTTCGGCGCGACCGAACCCGCCGTCGCGATCTTCGAGCTCCTGCACGGGATGCGGAACCAGCCCTTCGGGACGGCGAACGTCATCCAGCTCCTGCGGGACCACACCGCCCCGCTGGAGCAGGACACCTCCCGCCGGTCCAAGCGGGTCGACATCTACTTCGTGGACGTCGACGCACCCCCGACCGCCAACCGCCCCGACGGCGGGGAATGGTGAGCTGTTAATCACCGGCCCCCGGCTGTATGATGCGGGAATGGACAAACCCGCAGCTTCCGCCAACAATCTCGCCGCCGGCCTCGCCGCCTCAGTCGTGGGGTCCCTTACCATCGCTCTAGGTGGTGTTGGGATCTGGCTGTTCATCGGTGCGTGCATCGTCCTGGCGGGTGCGGCAGTCTCCATCCTGGCCGTCCACCAGCTCGCCAAGGGCATCGACTACCTGGTTCACAAGTCCGAAGCCGACGTCGACGCATAACCCAGACCTATAACTGAATAGAGGCCCCCGCTAACCCGGGGGCCTCACTCGTTCCACCCCTTCTAGCCTCACGAACCCGTGGGGCTTTTTTTGTACCCAAAATCAGCCCCGTAGGAGGCACCCCAATGTCAGTTTCTCTGGCCCGCCGCTTTAAAGTCGATGTCAGCACCGACGGCACCACCTGGCTGCCCTTCAAGGGCATGCAGGACTTCTCCCCCAAAGAGAACAGCACAACCCAGTCCACCGCGACGTACGACAACGCCGGGTACGACTCGTTCGAGAAGACCCTGACCGCGTGGGAAGTCACCATCAAGGCGAACCGCCCCACCACGGCCGGCGTGTTCGACCCGGGTCAGGAGCTTGTCCGGGCCGCGCAGTTCCAGTTCGGCGACCAGGCTCGGGTGTACATCCGCTGGTATGACCGTAACGGTGCCGCCGGTGCGAAGTCCGGCCGGGCCCTGGTGGACTGGAACCAGTCCAAGACCGGTGTCGCGGATGTTGAGGAAGTCACCGCCTCGTTCAAGGGCGACGGTGTCCTGTCCGACATCTCGAACCCGTACGCTGCCGCCGCTGTCCCGGTGATCGCCTCCGCGACCCCGTCGGGTGCTTCCGTGGGGCAGTTGGTCCGGATCACGGGCGCGAACTTCACCGGCACCGTCTCCACGACCGGCGTCAAGTTCGGTGCGACGAACGCCACGACCTGGGACGTCATCTCCGACTCCCTCATCGAGGCTGTCGTCCCCGCCGGTTCGGCCGGCGCGGCGAACATCACGGTCACGAACGCCGCCGGCGTCTCGACCGCGTTCTCCTATGTCCGGGGTGCGTAGTTAGTTAGCCCCCAAGACCCGGGGGCGGGTTGCGTGAGAGTGGCCCGCCCCCGCACCACCCCAACTCTCACACCTCACTCTCACAAAGGACTCTCACCATGGCTTTGCGCCCTTACGAAGACATCATCGGCCCCCTGATCATCCCGGTCCGCGGCAAGGAATACACCCTGCCCACTATCTCCCTCCAGGACGGGCTGAGGATTCACGCCGCCGCATCCAAAGGCGAAGACCTCTCCCTCAACGAACTCACCGAAATCATCCTCGGCGACGCGAAAGACGCGATGCTCGCCGACGGCGTCCCCCCATCCGTGGTCGACCGTGCCCTCTGGGCGGGCATCGCCGACTTCCAAGCGGGCCGCGAAAAGGCAGAGCAGGTCTGGGAGCACGGCGTCCCAAAAGAAGTGCTGGAGGAACTGGCAACAGTCCTTCAGGCCCAGATGACCCCCACGGACGCGGCGACTACGACGCCGCCACCGGCCTCTGGGACTGGTACGAACGCCCCGAAGACACCGGCACCCCGGTCGCGTGGGAAGAAATCCTCACCCACCACACCCTGATCGTCGCGGACTTCGCCTCCGAGTACGGAATCCGCCTCCACCGCGAAAGCATCTCATGGGCCGAGTTCCGCGACTTTGTTAATGGTCTCCTGCACTCGGATTCCAGGCTGTGGCGCGCCCTCCGACCCGACGACGAACCGACACAGCAGGGAGAGTAACCCATGAGCGGGCCCACCACCACCGGCAGCATCGACGCGAAACTCACCGTTGACGACTCCGACTTCAAGCGGGGCATGGACGAAGCGAAGGTCCAGGCCAAAGAGGTCGGAGCGCTCGAACCAACGGTCAAGGTCGACGCGAACGTCGGGTCCGCCATTGCGAAGCTGGACGAAGTTGCCGTCGCGGAGCGCCGCTTGGAAGTGGCGCAGCGGCAGGCGGCGAACTCGGCGTCTACCGCCTACATAGCCTACGAACGCTTGAACGCGATGAAGGAAAAGGGGGGCCGCACCGATCTTCAGCTCGCGGCCGCCACGGAGGCATCGGCCCGCGCTGACCGGAACGCGGAAGCGTCCGAGAAGCGGCTCATCGTCGCCACGGAGGCGCTGAACGCGGTCAAGGCCGAAGCGATCCGCAAAACCCAGGAACAGGCCCTCGCGAACGAGGAAGAAACCGCTTCCACAAACCGTTCCACGCAGGCGAACAAGCAGCGCATCGCCGGGTGGCAGATCCTGGTCGCACTCGCCCCGGCGCTCCTTGGGCCGGCGGCGGCGATTACTGGCGCCGCTGTCGGGCTTGGCGCCGCGTTCGGCGTAGCAGGCGTTGCCGGCGTCCTGGCCATCAAGGGCATCAAGGACGAGATGGCGTCAGGTAGCGCGGCAGGCAATGTCTACGCCGCCGGGCTGTCCACCCTGAAGGGTGATCTTGACTCCCTCGCGGGGACCTCCGCGAACGCGATGCTGTTCTCATTCAACAAATCTGTTGGCGACATCAACCAGGCCATGCCGTTCCTAACCACCATGGTCGGGACCGCGTCCGCAGCCCTCGGCACCATGGGGAACACCGCCCTGCGCGGGGTCCTGAACGGGCTCCAGACCATGAACCCGCTCCTGCAGGCCGGTGAGGCCGAACTGTCCAAGTTTGTGACTTGGCTGTTCAGCTTCAACGGAACGAACGGGTTCACCGAGTTCATCAACTACTCCATCGACAACCTGCCCTCCGTGATGCACCTGATTGAGAATCTGGTCATCACGGCGGGGCGGATCCTGTCAGCTTTTGCCCCGCTCGGGCCGGTCGTCATTGGTGTTCTTAATGGCATCACGGATGTACTGAATGGTTTCCCGTTGCCGGTCCTCGCCGGGATCGTCACTGCCGGAACCCTGATCGGGCCCGCCTTGCGGCTGGCGTTCGCCCCCGGCGTGTCGGCCCTCATCGTCTCCGTCGGTGAGGCGATGGGCTTCGCCGGGGTCATGGCGAACCTCGCAGTCCCCGTCGTTGGCATCCTGACCGCGGCCCTCGCCGGCGTTGCCGTCATGTCCGTCACCTCGGCGATGTCAACGAACGCCCAGGCTGACGCGACCAGGAGCGCGACCGAAGCAGCCCAGAACTATGCGACGGCGTTGCAGCAGGACAACGACGCTATCGGCGAGAACGTCCGCCGCGTGGCGGCCAAGGCCTTGCAGGACTCCGGCGCACTTGCCGCAGCCAAGACGCTCGGCATCGAAATGGGCACCGTCACCGACGCCGCGACAGGCAACAGCGCCGCCATGGCTAAGGTCCAAGGCATCATGACCGCCGTGTCTGGCGCCTGGGGTGACGCTGTGGCGTCCGGCCGGAAGATCCCGGGGGTGCTGCAGGATCAGTTCAACGCCATGCAGGTCCTGTACCCGGCGCTGGGTTTGCAGTCGCAGGCTCTCGGTGACGCGAAGGTCAAACAGGATGAACTCGCGGCAGCGTCGCGAGGGCAAAACACGGCCACGGCGCAGCTCGCGGCGTCCTACGGGACCACCGTCGCAGGGCTCCAGTCCGCACAGGCAGCCGAGGAAAAGACGGGCCAGTCCACCGCTGACACGACGCTCAAGATGCAGTTGCAGAACGACGCGGCTGGCTTGCTGAAGATGACGCTCGATGGCCTGAACGGCAAGGCAATCTCCGCCGCGCAGGCGCAGAACGCGTTCGATTCGTCACTGGCAAACATGGGCACCCATGTCGACAAAGTCGGCAAGCAGATTACATTCACCACGGCCAACATCGGGGACATGTCCGCGGCATCTGTCGCCTTGCGGGGCCAGCTCAACGGGCAGGTCTCCAACCTCATGCAGGTCGTGGAGGCCAATGGCGGTCTGGCGAACTCGACGGGCAAGGCCCGCGAGCAGATGGTCACCATGCGCCAGCAGATCATCGACAACGCGGTCGCCCACGGGGTCGACAAGGACGCCGTCACGGCGTACATCGACAAGCTCATGGCCGTCCCGGCATCCGTCCCGCCGACGAAACTTGACGTGGACAACGCCGCGGCAAACGCCAAGATCGCGTACACGAAGTTCCTGCTCGATTCGTTGCAGAGCAAAACCATTTTCGTCAACGTGCAGCGCTCCGAATCGGTCAACACCGGACTCGGGGACGCGAAGGGCTCCGACAAGCCCACCGCCTACGCAACGGGCGGCCGGGTCGCGTACCTCGCCTCCGGCGGCGTCCCCGACTTCAAGCCAATGGGCACGGACACGGTCCCGGCGATGCTCACCCCGGACGAGTTCGTCATGAAGCGGGGATCGGCGCGGTCCATCGGTCACGACACCCTGGACTACATGAACCGGACCGGGCAACTCCCGCCGGCCGCGTCCTCCGGGCCTCAGCAGGTCACGGTGCATCTCGTCCTGGACGGGAAGGTTATCGACACCCGCATCGTGAATCTCGCCGGGGACATCGCAGACCAGCGGATCGGCGCCGCCGATAACAGTTCGCAGTACCAACGAAGGGGACGCTAATGGCTGTTGCCATCACTGCCGCGGCACTGGTCGGGGGACCCTGCCCGTCGGCCGGGGTCACCGTGACCGGGCTCGGCACGTCGGCCCCGTCCACCGTCTCGGTGTGGCGGAACAGCGCGGACGGGCGGGAGGCGGTCCCCGGGTATCGGCGCGTCACCATGACGGACGCGTTCTACCTGACGGACTTCTACGTCCCGCTCGGCACCCCGGTGTCGTATGAGGTGGAGGTCATCACCGGCCCGGCCGGGGCTCTCCGTGTCACCGCGGCACCGGTGACGGTCACCTCGGATACGGGCTGGCTGATGGACGCCCTCGTCCCGCAAACTGCGATCCCCGTCACGGGGCAGCGGGTTGCGGACGGGTTCGAACTCATGGCCTCATCCCTGAAGGATCTGGAGTACGCGGCGGACGTGTCCGTGTTCACCATCATGGGCTCCGACAAGCCCCTGGCGTTGTTCGGGCAGCGGCTGGCGGCGCGGGGTGTGGACGTGAAGCTCGCGACCCGGTCCGCGGAGCAGAACAAGAAACTCGCGGACCTTCTCAAATCCACCGCCCAACTGCACTTCCGGCCCGCGCCCGGCTGGTCAAACCTCCAGCTCGGGGGCGCGCAGTTCCTCGCGAACCCCTCCGCCCGGCAACTCCCGGTCACCCCGCACTGGGGCGGGAAACTCACCTGGTGGGACCTCAAGTCCGACGTGGTCGCGGCGCCTGCGATCAAGGTGCTCACGGCGACATTCTCCTACGGGGACGTGAACCTGATCTACAGCACCTACCAGCAGAAACTCACCGCCATGTCGGGGAAAACCTACCTCGATGACCTGAAGAACCCGCTGGGAGGCTGACGTGCGCCTGATCGACACGGTCACCCTGGCCGCCCTGAACGGCTCCCGCCCCGCCGACACCCTCACCGTGTGGGCGTGGCGGGACGGGACCCTCGTGGTCCCCGAACCGTTGCAGGTGTTGTCCTGGTCGGCGGAGGACGCCGCCGGGGAGTCCGTGAAGGTCGCGCAGAAGCTGTCTCTGACCATCGCGGACCCCGACGGTTCCCTGGGGGCGTGGCTGTTCGAGGACCCGCTGAGTGTGGCCGGTACCAGGTTGCAGATCATCTACCGGGTCGGCGGTGCCGGGGCTGTCAACTACGGCCGCTACCGGATCAGCACCAACACCCCGACCGCGAAGGTCGACTCCCGCCTCGTCAACGAATACGGGCTCGTCGTCCCCGACTCCGAGATCGCCCCGCACAGCCGGCGCAAATACGCGACCACCGGCACCGTGCAACTGGACCTGGTCGACCTGACCGCGAACGTGGACCTGGACAAGTTCGAGGCCCCCGAATCCGCGTCCACCGCGACCGTGTTGAATGAGATCGCCCGGCTGGTAAAGAATCACTTCCCCGTCGTCACCGACGCCGGGGTCACCGACGCCAATGTCTCCCCGAAGCTGATCTTTGACCGGGAACGCCTCGAAGCGGTCCAGGATTTGGCCTCCCGCGTGAACGCCCGGTACCGGATGGGCGGGGACGGCGAATGCCACATCTACCCCCGCACCACGGCCCCGGTGTGGCGGGTCGAACCCGGGAACGGGCTCGTGAACGTGACCCGCAAGCAATCCATGGACGGGCTCTACAACCGGTGGGTTGTGGAAGGCAAGGACTCCACCGGAGCCCCCGTCCGCGCCGCGGCGTCCATCGACACCGGCCCGCTGCGCTACGGCCGCGCCCACGGCCGCATCCCCTTCTTCTATTCCTCCGAAATGATCACCAGCTACGGGCAGGCCCTGGCTTACGCCATCCAGCTCCGTGATGAGTTCCTGACCAGCCTCGCCGTCGAACTGACCGTGGACACCATCCCGCGCCCGGAACTGCAGGCCGGGGACTGGATCGAGGTCGGCTGCCCCCTCCCGGCCGGGCACGTCGCCTACCTCCCCGGGCAGATCACCGCGATCCGCCGCGGCGGCTCCCCGGTCCCGTCACAAACCACCCTGACCGTGTCCTGCGCCTACACCGACGTCACCGCCGCCCTTGGCAAGACCGACTGGGCGAAGAACATCACCACCACCCTGCCGGCCCTGACCTGGGACCGGATGCCCGGGCAATGGGGCCAACTCCCGGCCCTGACCTGGAACAACCTGCCCTAGGAGGCCCGGATGCTCAAGCACACGATGGCCGCCATCCCGGGCGGGAACACGCGCCGCACCTACGGGACGGCGTTCTGGGACGGGACGAGCTGGTACGCGAACGTCGGCGGGAACCTGCTCACGGCCCGGTGGGTGGACCCGTTCTCAGCCCTGCAGGGCCAGAGCATCATTGTGGACATCACCACGGACGAGCACGGCCAGTCGACCGCGTTCGTCGCGGGCGGGTACACCGACCAGCCCCGCCCCTCCACCGGCACCATCCTGACGATGACCCCGGATGTGGTGGTTGCGGGCGCGTTCGGCGGGTCCGTGATCGCGGCCGGGCTGATCGGCACCTACGCCATCGGCGACAACGTGTACCTGGATTGGGAATCCCCACAGCCGATGGTCATCGGGCACGCCCCGGCCCTGGCGGTGATCCCGGCGGCGAACACGCCCACCCCGCCGACGACGGCCGGGCCGCTGACCGGCACTCAACGGACCCCGGCGGTCAAGTCCGACACGTGGGTGACGGGCGGCTGGGGTGATTGGGCGACGGCGCAGGCCGGCGGGGAGGACGTCTATTCCGGCACCCTCTCCGGCACCGCCGTGACCGGGTCCTGGTTCTACGGGCTCGGCAACACGGTCCTGTCCGGCAAGACGATCACGGCGGCCCGGTTCCGGCTCCCGCAACGCCTCAACGCAGCCTCCACCGGGTCCGTGACCGTGCACCTGTACGCGCACACCTCATCCAGCGAACCCGCCGGCGACGTGTCCCGCACCGTGGGCCCGTTCGACGTCACGGTGGCATCCAACGCCCCGCCGCAATGGGTCGACCTCCCTTCCACGTTCTATGCCGCACTCGTCGCCGGGGGCGGCATTTCCATATCCGGTGACCCGTACGTCGGGTTCGTGGGGCGTTTGAAAGACCCCGACTCCGGCAAAACCGAGATTGATTGGATGAGCTAATGGCCCAGACCCTGTACAACGGCATTGTGGTGCCCACCAACGGTGACGCCTACAACCTGACCGCCGACCTCGCCACGATGGGCCAGTCCGGGATCACCCCGATCCCGGTCGCTTCCCTGTCGGCCCGTAACGCCCTCGCCGCAGCCGCCCCCGGCGGCGTCCTGCCCGTCCCGACCGTGGTGATCCGCAAGGACCAGTCCATGTTCATTGAAACGTGGGACGGGTCCACGTGGAAGGCCGGCGGGCACGTCGAATGGACCCGCACCTCCCAGGTCGTCCCGAACATCACCGTGTGGGGTGTCGGGGCGCTCACGCAGGACTCCGCCCAGACCCTCGACACGGCATTCATCACCCACCCGGCGAGCGACCAGCTCAAGTTCCGCGACGCCGGCACCTATGCGATCACGTTCACCGCGAGGGCATCCGCCGCACCGTCGGGCCGGTCCTTCGTGGAGATCCAGTCCGCGGGTTCCGCGGTGATCCGCACCGTCATGACCGGTGAGGACCGGGGAGCCGCGGTCATCCCGAACTACCGGGCCGCCGCGAACGAAATCCTCACCTTCGACGTCTACCAGACGTCCGGCGGGAACCTGACGTACGACTTCCGCATCCGCGTCACCCGGGTCGCGTGATGGACGGCTCCCTGCAGCTCGTCATCAACATCGGCGCCGCCGCGACCGCACTGGCCGCCATCATCGGCCTGCCCGTCGCGATAGTGAAGCTCTGGCCCCTGCTCAAGCGCGCCGTCACCGTTGGCGCGTCACTGGAGAAGCTGCCCGAAATGGCACTGGAACTCTCCGCCTTGTCCATCGGGCAGCGGGCGCAGGGTGAAACCCTTGAGCACCAGAACGAACAGCTCGCCGTCATCAAGCACGAGGTGGAGTTCAATAACGGCTCCTCGGTAAAAGACGCCGTGGTCCGCAACGAACAGGCGACCGCCGAACTGACCAAAGAGTTCCGCGACTACGTTGCCAGCGGACTGCCGGCCACCACCACCATCACCGTCCACGGAGGCGCAGCATGAACGACTGGTGCCCCGGCGCTGTCCGGTCCCCGCAGCCCGGCGGCGGCGGCCTCGACACGTCCCTACCGCCCCGGACCGTCTGGCACATCACCTGGGACGCGCTCAAACCTGACGGGTCGCAGCCGGAATTCTCCGCCGTCTCCAGCTACCTGAAGAACGTCGGCTACTGCCCCACCATCATGTGGAACCCGTTCACCGGGTACATGGAGCAGTACTACCCCGCCTCCCAGTCAGCCCGCGCCCTCGTGGCATGGAATCAGGACGGCGCCGCCAACGTGCAGGTCGAGGTGTTCTTCACCCCCGGCTGTGTGGTCGGCGGGGTGAAGTACGCGACCGTGGCCGACACCCCGCTCGTCGGGTTCGACACCCTCCTGGCATGGATGGACTCCCTGAACATCCCCCGGGCCTGGCCGCTCGGTTCCCCGCAATGGTCCTGGAACTCCCGCGACCCGCTGATCTGGAACGCGCAGGCCGGCCACTACGGGCACTGCAACGTCCCGGACAACACCCACACCGACCCCGGCCCCATGCCGTCCCTGAACCGTGCAGGGATCACCGCGCAGGGCACCATCACCCCATCCGAGGAGGACGACTTCATGGCACTTTTCGCAGACCGCGACGCATTCAAGGCCGCAGTGGTCGAAGCAATGTACAACGCCCGGTTCGACACCCGGGACGAAACCAACAAGGTCACCGGCACCATCACCCTGCAGGACCTGCTGACCTACTACTCGGCCAACGT